GGGTAGCGCAGCAGGGTGTGTCGCAAGCGCCCGCATAGGCCAAAAGCCCGCCAAGCGGTAGCGCATGATGGCGGCACCTATACAAGGGAAGACCAATGACCAAAGACAAAGACAAGCACCCTCACCTCACAGTCGTGTCTAATACAGGGGGGAAGCTGACATCCAAGCAAGAACACTTCGCCCACCTTGTCGCCAAGGGGTCGATGCTCACTGATGCATATCGTGAAGCAGGCTACATGCCCAATGGATCAGAAAAGACCAAATGGGAGGCAGCTTGCCGACTGGCAGCATCTAGCAAGGTTAAGGCAAGGATCGATCAGATAGTCGAGGAAGACACCGCACGAAGGCAGACAGACGATGACCGCCTACGAAATTGGGTGACCGATCAGTTGAAGCGTGAGGCCGTCGAGGCTGGCAGCGACAGCGCGAGGGTGGCGGCACTGACGCAGCTAGGCCGGAGCGTTGGCATGTTCACCGATAGGGTGGAACAAGAGGACAAGACGCCTCGAACAGCCCACGACATCGAGGCAGACATACAGCGGAAGCTGGCCCTGATTATGGGTGAATAAGGCCCAGAGCCAAAATTACTGTCATAACAAGGGGTTAGGGGGTGTTTCGATGGGGCGTCCGGCTGACCCCACCCCTCCCCGACCCCCCTGATTGCCTAGGCCTATGCACGGTTTACATACATGATGTTCCACACATCCCATGAACCCTCAAAAGATATTGCAACGCCATGCAATGCCGTGTGCCGATTGGACTATGGCTACGAAATGTGCCTGTCATGTTGTAGGACCTTTGAGGAAATAGCCCTCTGGAACGCTCTGAAGCCCGGTGAGGCGGTGTTGATGACTGAGGTGGTAGAGGAGCGCCGGGAAAGCATGTGGGCCTTCTGGGAGGCTTCTGAGGGGCCTACAGTGCAATGACCCCCTCCCCCTTGTTTTTCTGACAGAGGAGGGGTTTTGATTTGTACTAGGGTACTTTTCTAGGAAAGTGCCGTAGGAATCCTACCCCATGGGGGGTATCTAAAATCAGATAGTCTCCCTCTATCTCTAATAGTATATATATAATATACCTATTAGAGGTCTATATCTAGTTAGTAGTCTATAGTTACTATAAGATACTAGGGAGGCACACCGTCTCCCGGTGCCTCCGGCGGGGTTGAGCTGTCCTTTCGCTCCCCCGCCGTGACGGGAGATGTTGACTTGGGGGCCTTATGACTGACAACATAATAGAGTTTCCGCACACTTCGGTTCTGAACGAAGAAGCAGAATTGGACCCAAGGGAGATGCTTGAGGTCCTGAAGGACGAGGTGACAATGACGGAGGCCATGGTTATTGGCTGGACGGAAGACGGTAACCTTTTCATGGCCACGTCACACGGAAAGGCCCCTGAAATGGTCTTTCTTTTGGAGCTTGCAAAATCTGTTCTGATGAATAGGTGTGTGCATGAGTAGCTATGTTCACTGCGATAGTTTTAGCCTGCGTAATGGGAAGGCCTGACGCCTGCATGCAATTTACCGATAACCGTGGACCATATCTCGAAGAGGAGGTATGTAGGGCGCGAGTTCGCGAAATGGCAAAGGCAGTTGTTCCCACACTACCCTCGGTGCCGTTTCAGTTTTTCTTTAAATGCGAGACCGGAGACGAAACGGCCACATGAACTCGCTGAATGCCATCAAGGGTAAAATCAACAACCTCCCGCCCGACAAGAAGCAAGAAATACTGGATCTGCTGGTTGAGCTTGAGGAAGCAAAGGCCAAGGAAGAGTCCAGAGATAAGTTTTTGCCGTTTGTCCACAGGATGTGGCCGTCTTTTATCGGTGGTCGGCACCATGCCATCATGGCTGATGCCTTTGAGAGGGTGGCAAATGGCCAGCTAAAGCGCCTGATAATCAACATGCCACCCCGGCATACCAAGTCCGAGTTCGCGTCATACCTGTTCCCGGCATGGTTCCTCGGCAAATATCCCGAAAAGAAGATCATTCAGACCGCGCACACAGCCGAACTGGCAGTGGGCTTTGGCCGTAAGGTGCGTAACCTCATCGACCAAGAGGACTTCCAAGAGGTTTTCCCCGGCATCGAACTGTCCTCGGACTCAAAAGCCGCCGGTAGATGGAACACCAACAAGAAAGGCGATTACTTCGCCATCGGTGTTGGCGGTGCCGTGACCGGTAAGGGCGCTGATGTTCTGATTATTGATGACCCGCACTCGGAGCAGGAAGCCGCTATCGGTGCATACAACCCCGAAGTCTACGACAAGGTCTACGAGTGGTACACATCTGGACCCCGTCAGCGTCTTCAGCCGGGGGGATCGATCATTGTGGTGATGACAAGGTGGTCAACACGGGACCTCACCGGGCAAATCATCAAGTCAGCCACGCAAAGAGACGGCGCAGACGAGTGGGAGGTCATTGAGTTTCCGGCAATCATGCCATCCGGCGACCCGCTCTGGCCTGAGTTCTGGCCTAAAGAGCAGCTAGAGTCCCTAAAGGCCGAACTCCCGGTGTCGAAATGGTCGGCGCAATACCAGCAAGACCCGACATCGGAAGAAGGCGCTCTAATTAAGCGCGAATGGTGGCGAGAGTGGGAATATGAAAGCCCGCCACCGTGTGAGGCCATCATTCAAAGCTGGGATACGGCGTTTTTGAAGACCCAAAGGGCCGACTACTCCGCCTGTACGACGTGGGGGGTGTTCAATCACCCGAATGATCAGGGTGAAACGGTACCGAACCTCATTCTTCTCGACGCATACAAGGAAAAACTGGAGTTTCCAGAGCTAAAACGCGCTGCATACGAGAAATATTGGGAATATGAGCCTGATCAGATGATCGTGGAAGCCAAGGCCGCCGGATCTCCGCTTATTTTCGAGCTTCGGGCAATGGGCATTCCGGTCACCGAGTTTACACCGTCTCGTGGACAGGATAAGATAGCTCGCGTGAACGCAGTGAGCGACTTGTTCGCCTCAGGGGTTGTCTGGGCACCTCCGACCAGATGGGCTGAAGAGGTGATTGAGGAGTGCGCTGCGTTCCCAGCGGGAGAACATGATGACTTGGTGGACTCCACAACCCAAGCCATGCTGCGATTCAGGCAGGGTGGCTGGATTAGGAGTGTTATGGATGACTGGGACGACGAGCCAATCTACAAAAGACCTGTCGAATACTACTAGCATGACCCTCAGGTTTGTGACTCACGAAAAAATACTAGAGTACGAATCCAAGGGGTGGAAAGTAGTCAGCCGGATGGAAGGCTCCCACCATGGCAGATGGTCTGTTATTATGGAAAAGCATAACTTAGGAGCCTGCCATGGCCGTTGAAAAGCAAATGAACCCAGCAGACTTGGACATGGAGTCCACTGATGAGGTCCAAGTTGAAGTCGTAAATCCTGATGCGGTGTCGATAAGCACAGATGATGAGGCGATGATTATCGATTTCACCGGAGAGGTGGCAGAATCGATTGCTGGCCCTGATCACGATGCCAACTTGGCTGAGTTCATGGAGGAGGCTGACCTTCAAGATTTGGCATCTGAACTTGTTGATGATTTTGTCGCCGACCGTCAGTCCCGTAAGGATTGGGCACGGAGCTATGTAAAGGGCCTAGACCTTCTGGGAATGAAGATCGAAGAACGCACGCAGCCTTGGCAGGGCGCTGCTGGCGTGTTCCATCCGGTTCTTACCGAAGCGGTTGTGCGTTTCCAAGCTCAGGCTATGGGGGAGATCTTTCCTGCGTCCGGCCCCGTGCGGACCAAGATCATGGGCAAAAAGGATCAGGATAAAAACGAGCAGGCCGAGCGCGTTGAAACTGAGATGAATTACCTCCTCACTGAGGAGATGACTGAATATCGTGACGAGACAGAGCAAATGCTCTTTCGTCTTCCGCTTGCCGGTTCCGCTTTCAAGAAAGTTTACTACGATCCGCTGATGGAGCGTCCTTGTGCGATGTTCGTGCCTGCGGAGGACTTCGTCGTTTCTTATGGCGCGTCGGACCTATCCACATGTCCGCGCTACACCCATGTCATGAAGAAGACGCCAAACGAGATCATCGAGCTTCAGGTGAATGGTTTCTATGTTGACGTTGATCTTCCTGACCCGGAGCCGGATTACTCAGACATTCAGGAAAAGTATGACGAGATAGACGGCGAAACTGCCGTTATGGAAGAGGATGACCGTCATACCATACTGGAAATGCACGTTGATCTTGACTTGCCAGAACCTTTCGATGACCCTGATGGTATAGCTCGCCCGTATGTGGTGACCATCGATAAGTCGTCACTTACGGTCCTCTCTGTCAGGAGGAACTGGTATGAAGACGATTCTAAGAAGCGTAAAAGACCGCACTTTGTTCACTACAGGTACCTACCGGGCCTTGGGTTCTATGGAACGGGTCTTATTCACCTTATTGGTGGTCTTGCTAAGAGTGCCACAAGTATTCTTCGTCAACTTATTGATGCTGGCACGCTTAGCAACTTGCCAGCTGGCCTTAAAGCTAGGGGCCTTCGTATTAAAGGCGACGATTCGCCTCTCATGCCGGGTGAGTTCCGTGACGTGGACGTACCGGGTGGTGCTATTCGGGACTCGATTGCATTCCTTCCTTACAAGGAACCCTCATCGGTACTATATCAACTTCTCGGAAATATCGTGGAAGAGGGGAGACGGATTGGCTCCGTTGCTGATGTACAAGTTGGAAACCTCAACCCGCAGGCTCCAGTCGGCACGACGCTAGCTTTGATGGAACGCAGCATGAAGGTGATGTCTGGTGTTCAGGCTCGCCTCCATGCCTCCCTCAAGAATGAGCTTCGTCTTTTGTCGAAGATTATCCGCGATTACATGCCATCTGAGTACGCCTACGAAATGGATGGTAACTTTGATCGTCGTGCTGATTTCGACTCGCGGGTGGATGTCATCCCTGTTTCAGACCCGAATGCGGCGACGATGTCGCAAAGGGTCGTGCAGTATCAGGCCGCTATGCAGTTGGCGCAGCAAGCCCCTAATCTTTACGACATGGGCAGGCTGCACCGCCAGATGCTTGAGGTTCTTGGCATCAAAGACGCTGATGAAATCATCAAGCTGCCTGACGACATCAAGCCAGCAGATCCGGTGACGGAGAACATGGCCATCCTCAAGCAAGAGCCGGTCAAAGCATTTAAGTATCAGGACCATGAGGCCCACATTCAGGTTCACCTTGCGGCGGCTCAAGATCCAAAGCTCCAAGAGATTGTTGGGCAGTCTCCGTTTGCGGGCGCTATCAAGGCCTCTCTTTCGGCGCACATCACAGAGCATGTGGCGCATCAGTACCGCAAAGAAATCGAAAAGCAGCTTGGCGTGGCAATGCCGGACGAAGAGAAGCCGCTGCCGGAGGATGTCGAGCTTGAAATCTCAAGGCTGGCGGCTCAGGCAGCTGAAAAACTTCTCCGCAAAGATCAGGCAGAGGTTGCACAAAAGCAAGCCATGCAGCAGCAGCAAGATCCGCTTACTCAGATCCAGCAGCGCGAGATGACCCTCAAAGAGGCTGAGTTTGAGCATAAGAAGCAGCTTGATATTGCCAAGCTCCAAGCTGATATGAAGGCAAAGTCTGAAAACATTGATATTCAGAAAGAGCGTATTGAGTCAGAGGAAAAGCGAGAGGGTGTCCGTGTTGGCGTTCAGATTGCCTCTGAGCTTGAGAAAAACAAGCGAGAAGATGTCAGGGACGGCATTGAGCTTGGTAGAGAGATCGCAAGGGAGATAGACAGTGCGTGAACTGGAAACCATTCGTAACTTCATAAGAGGATACCTCAATGATATCGCTGACCATATGGCCGGTGGCGGATGCGAAAACCACGAGGAGTATGTTCGCCTCGTTGGCAAGGTTGAGGCGCTCGCCCTTATTGAGCGTGACATCCTTGATCTTCAATCAAAATTGGAAGGCGAATAAGGCTTCCGCGCCTGATTGCGGTCAGGTATATTGTTTTTGTGGAGACTTTCAGGGGAGACCCTGCAAGGTACTGTGAACCTTAATCACTGCTAGGAAAACAGATGTATTCTGCTGAAGTATCGACCAATGAGGTCGCATCCAAGATCCCGGAACCGTCCGGGTACAAACTCTTGATCAAGCCGCTTGAGGTTAAAGAGAAAACGGAATCGGGCATTTACATGCCAGACAAGCTGAAGTCAGCGGAACAGACAGCATCTCTAATTGGGTTCGTCGTCAAGATGGGGCCTGATGCTTACGGTGATACTGATAAGTTCCCAAATGGCCCTTATTGCAAAGAGGGCGACTTCGTGATCTTCCGATCTTATTCTGGAACCAGATTTAAGGTCGAAAAGGAAGAGTTCCGTCTTATCAATGACGACACCGTTGAGGCGGTTGTCGATGACCCAAGAGGATATGCAAGAGCATGAGTACCAACGCCGCTGAAAAAATTGCTGAAGAAGCTCTGGATGTTGATATCGGCGACACCGAATTTGAGGTGGATATCGTTGATGACACCCCAGAGGAGGACAAGGGCAAGCCCCGTCGCGCCGAGGAAGCTGAAGCTCAGGTTCCAGAGGACGATGAGATCTCAAACTACGGCGAGAATGTGCAAAAGCGCATTAAGCAGCTGAAGTATGAGTTCCACGAGGAGCGCCGCCGCAAAGAAGAAGCCTCACGGCTTCAAGAAGAAGCGGTAAGCTATGCCCGTCAGATCCATGAGGAGAATCAACGCCTCAAGAAAACCCTTGCAGAGGGTGAGGGCGTTCTTGTTGAGCAAGCCAAGGGCCGCGTTGAGGCCGAGCTTGACAAGGCAAAGGCAGCTTACAAAGAGGCCTACGAGATCGGCGACCCAGACAAGCTGATCGAGGCACAGGAAAAGCTGACCTCTCTTCAGAATGAAAAGTTTAGGGTTCAGTCATATAAGCCCAAGCCACAGGAGGCCGAGGCACTTCCTGAGAATATCGCGGTAAAGCCCAAGGTGGCGGAACCGGATGAAAGAACAAAGGCATGGGCGTCCGAAAACCAATGGTTTGGTGAGGACACAGAAATGACAGGCTTTGCATTTGGGGTGCATGAGTCGCTTGTGAAAAGCGGCATTAATCCTCAGACGCAAGCAGATGAGTATTACAGCCGCATTGACGCATCTATGCGTCAGCGGTTTCCAGACAAGTTTGGTGGGCAAGAAGTTGAGGAAGCACCTGCCCGTCAAACTGGCAACGTGGTTGCCCCCGCTAGTCGGAGTGCAAAAAAACCACGCAGAGTGCAGCTTACCTCAACCCAAGTCTCCCTCGCCAAGAGGCTTGGCCTTAGCCCTGAGCAATATGCGGCGCAACTCTTGAAGGAGTCTTCTAATGTCTAATCGCAAGCCTCGCTCTACGGAATCTCGTGAGACCACAGAGCGCAAAAAAAGCTGGACCAGACCGACTATGTTGCCTGACCCCGAACCCCGTGACGGTGTTGAATACCGCTGGGTTCGCACAGCCACCCTCGGTGAGAGCGACAACAAGAACGTCTCGTCTAAGTTTCGTGAGGGCTGGACGCCGGTGAAGGCAGAAGATCATCCTGAACTCCAAGTGTTGCCTGATATCGACTCTCGATTTGAAGGTAATGTTGAGGTTGGAGGCTTGCTGCTTTGCGAGAACTCGACCGACTATGTGGAATCGCGTAGGGAAGCACATGACGACATGAACTCCAGTCAAATGGAATCTGTTGACAATAACTACCTGCGCCAATCCGACCCTCGTATGCCCGTTCTGAACCCAGAGCGGTCTACGAAAACCTCGTTTGGTAAGTGACCTAAAACTGGCGCTTACCGTTTGTAATGGCTAGATAGAAGGAAGGAACAAGACATGTCTTCGACAGCCGCTCCCTTCGGTCTGCGCCCGATTGGCCGCACCGGCGCTGGTGGGCAGGAAGTATTCCGCCAGTATCCGATTGCATCCGGTTACGGAACTGACATTGCGATGGGCGATATCGTCCAACTCGTTGATGGCGGCACCGCAACCACCATCGAAAAGCAGTCCGACGTAGGTACCTCCGCGATTGATCTCGTGGGTATTTTCATGGGTTGTTCGTTTACGGACCCCAACACCAAGCAGCTGACTTTCAGCCAGCTGTGGCCCTCAAGCACTGTTGCGTCTGACGCAATGGCATTTGTTGTAGATAACCCCAGTGTTGAGTTTGTCATCCAAGCTGATGGCGCACCGACCAACACTGGCGACATCTACGGCAAGAACTGCACTCTGGTTCAGACCGCACCGAACACGACCTTCAAGGTCAGCCGTGTGGCTCTGGACATTTCGGAGCTTGCTACGACCTCTACCGACCCAATCAAGGTCATTGATTACCTCGGTGGCGACCAAGGTGACGAGAAGGGAACTGACTTCCCGCTTCTCGTTTGTAAGTTCAACTACCATCAGCTGACCACAGCTGCTGGCGCGGCATAAGGGGGCTTTTGAGTTATGGCTATTTCTCGCGCACAACTCCTGAAGGAACTCCTGCCGGGTCTGAATGCTCTTTACGGTCTTGAGTACGCAAAGTACGAGAACGAGCATGCAGAGATTTACGAAACTGAGAACTCAGAGCGTAGCTTTGAGGAGGAAGTTAAACTTTCGGGATTTGGGGCAGCGCCCGTAAAGCCTGAAGGTTCGGCGATCTCTTACGACAACGCGCAAGAGTCCTACACTGCTCGTTACAACCACGAAACGGTTGCAATGGGCTTCTCGGTGACCGAAGAAGCTATGGAGGACAACCTCTACGACGCTCTTTCGGCTCGCTACACCAAGGCTCTGGCTCGCGCCATGGCGTACACCAAGCAGGTCAAAGCAGCTTCGCTGCTTAACACTGGCTTCACCACGTTCCAGTCGGGCGATGGCGTGACACTGTTCAACGCTTCCCATCCGACCGTAGCTGGTGGTAACAACGCCAACCGTCCCACCACTGCTGTGGATCTGAACGAGACCTCGCTGGAAGATGCTGTAATCAACATCGCTGCGTTCACTGATGAGCGTGGCCTTCTGATTGCTGCACGTCCTCGCAAGCTCATCGTTCCGCCTGCACTGATGTTTGTTGCTACTCGCCTGCTTCAAACCGACCTGCGTACAGGCACCGCCGATAACGACATCAACGCTCTGCGTAGTAATGGCTCGATCCCTGAGGGTTATCGTGTCAACCACTACCTGACAGATACGGATGCGTTCTTCGTGACCACGGATGTTCCGAATGGCATGAAGCACTTCGTCCGTACCTCGATGTCTACTTCGATGGATGGTGACTTCGACACCGGCAACGTCCGCTATAAGGCTCGTGAGCGTTATAGCTTCGGCGTATCCGACCCGCTTGGCATTTACGGCTCTCCGGGCGCGTAAGTGTACTAGGGTACAAATGTTGATTGGGCGGCTTCTGGGCCGCCCTTTCTTTTTGTATACTGTATAGGAACCTTGACAGCATCTTGCTGACAATAGCCGCGACAAGGAGTTCCTCATGGCTAAAACAACTTTTTCGGGTCCAGTCCGGTCCCAGCGCGGTTTCACCGCACAAGGCTCTAACGCGATGGTTAACATCACCGCAGAGACCACCCTCACCTATGACAATCACGTTGGCCGCATCATCAAGATCAACGATGCCGACGGCGCGGTTACCCTCCCGACCATCACCACCGACACTCTCGGCGCTCGCTACACCTTCTTCGTTGGTACCGATTGCAGCGATTGTGACATCAAGACTGACGGCACCGACAAGTTTGTTGGTTCGCTTTCTGTCATGGAAGATTCTGGCCTGACAGAGACCTATGCTCCAGCAGCGTCTAACGATGTCATTTCGATGAACGGCACCACCACTGGTGGCGACAAGGGTTCTTACGTCGAGATCACTGCCATTGAAGATAACGTGTACCTTGTGCAGGGCATGCTTCTTGGCTCTGGTGAGGCCGTAACTCCTTTCGCTGATAGCTAAGATAGGGGGCTGTAATGGCGATGTCTGATGTATTCGCGGTAACTAAAACAGCGGACGCTACGGTGTTCTCTGGCCGCATCCGTGTGCGTCAGATTCAAGTCAAGACAGCCGGATCAGGCAGTCCTCAGATTGTTCTAAAAGATGGAGGCTCCAGCGGCACTACTAAGCTGGATGTCTCTTTCGGGGCATCTGACACGTTTTCGGTAAACATTCCCGATAACGGCATTCTGTTTGATACTGATGTCTATCTTGATCTGACTGCTTGCTCTAGCGTTACGGTGTTCTTGTCATAGGGGTAGGCTATGCCTAGAAAAAAAGAAACCCCTATCAAGACCTCTGTAAAATCGGGTAATTTCCGTCCCACTAAATCTGGGGCGGGAATGACCAAGAAGGGCGTCGCTGCTTACAGGAAGGCTAACCCCGGTAGCAAGCTGAAGACGGCTGTCACCGGCAAGGTTAAGAAAGGCAGCGCAGCAGCGAAGCGGCGCAAGTCTTTCTGCGCTCGTTCTGCCGGTCAAATGAAGAAGTTCCCCAAGGCTGCAAAGAATCCAAACAGCAGACTTAGGCAGGCTCGGAAACGGTGGAAGTGCTGATGACTGAGCCAGTAGAAGTAACTCTAGCCAGACTAGAGGAAAGAATTACCCAGCTTCAGGATGAGGTTCGGCACGTTCATGAAGAGGTGAGCGATCTGAAGGCTCAGGCCAACAGGTGGAAGGGCGCTTTCTGGGTAATCTTAGCCCTTGGGGGTGTGGTGGGCACTTTAGGCCATCTGGTTATAGGCTGGATGAAATGATATCGAGGACACAAATGAAAAAGCAAATCAACGCGAATATGGGAAAGTTTCTGGAAACCTTCTCTCCTGCGTATAGCATTGCCAAGGGCAAAGGCCCGATTGGTGAGGCTGTTCGTGGCGGTAAGGGTATGGGGCTTTTGGGGCTGGCCGCTAAGGCAGCAGAAAAAAAGAAAAAGAAGAAGCCAGCCGGATCCGAAGCGATGCAAGCCAATCAGATGCAAGGCATGGCTAGGATGAAGTCTGGCGGCGCAATGAAGCGCAAGCGCCCGATTGATGGCATTTGCTCCAAAGGCAAAACCAAGGGTCGCATGGTCTGATGCCCAGAAACTACGGCTCGGAGTACAAGAAGTATCAGTCGTCGAGCAAGCAGAAGAAAAGACGCGCCTCTCGTAACACTGCGCGGAACCGCATGATTGCGGCAGGTAAGGCCAAGAGAGGGGACGGCAAGGATGTCGCTCACAGGAACGGCAACCCGATGGATAATCGGCGCTCCAACCTGAAGGTGGTACCGGCGTCCAAGAACAGATCTTTCAGGCGAACCAACACGGCTCGCAAGGTTAACAAGAGGGCTTAGAAAATGAGAGCGGCAAAGAATCTTTGCGCCCAGAAGAAAAAGCCGGTGGCTTTGAAACGGGGCGGGAGCGTAAAGAACCCGGTGGCAAAGGAGCTTGGCGAGTCCAAGTTCAAGCCTAAGGTTGTGAAGCCCAAGAAGGGCAAGGGGTCTTACTCAAGGAAGGGCAAGGCCCTTTCTTATTCTTCGGGGGGCAAGACCAAGTCCACCGTCAACAAGGCAGGGAACTACACCAAGCCGACCATGAGAAAGCGCCTATTCAACCGTATTAAGGCCGGAAACAAGGGCGGGGCCAGTGGTCAGTGGAGTGGGAGAAAAGCGCAAATGCTGGCCTCTGCCTATAAAAAAGCGGGAGGCGGTTACCGCGATTAGGGATGCAACATGTCTTCCTCCTGTTTGTATTTTTAGGGCTGGGGGAAGATAAGCGCCTAGTCAGCAACGACCTGTACTTTAGGGATTTGAATGATTGCGTATGGTACGCACAAAAACTTCATAAACAGGGGCAGGCGATAACAGCTTATTGTCTGCCTAAGTTGGTAGACGAAAACGTAAGGGTATACTGATGGATCCAGTGTCAGCCATGGCGGCAGCCAGCACGGCCTTTGCCACGATTAAAAAGGGCTTCGCCGTAGGGCGTGACGTTGAGTCTATGATGTCTGACATCGGACGATGGATGGGGGCGCTGTCCGATCTGGATCAGGCGGAAAAAGAAGCAAAGAATCCACCCATCTTTAAGAAGCTCTTTGCGGGCAAGTCTGTTGAGCAGGAGGCCATGGAGGTCTTCTCGGCAAAGCGCAAAGCGCAGGCCCAAAGAAACGAGCTAAAGCAGTGGGTCGGTCTTACACTGGGGCAGTCAGCATGGGAAGATCTTGTAAGGACAGAGGCTAAGATCAGAAAGCAGCGTCAGGAGACGCTTTATGCTCAGAGGGAGCGCCGCAGAAAGTTTGTTGAGATCATGGCATGGGTGATACTTAGCGGTGCCGGTATCTCTGTTCTTGCTGCCTTTGTCCTGCTTCTCAAGGCACACTCTGCAAGGGCTGAGGAACTCTATGTGACATGCCGCTTGGCGGGGTATGAAAAAATCAACTCAGAGTGGGTATGTTTGTACCGTGGTACAAATAACACGCAAGATGTGATACATTTAAATGATGAAGGTTTTTGTCCAAGGCAGATAAGCTGCAAATACGAGCCAAATAAAAAGACGCGAACAATTAAGGACGCGATTGATTCAATCAAAGAGGCGATGCAGTAATGCCGCTAAAGAAGCCGCAAAAGAGCTTGAAGTCTTGGACCAAGCAAAAGTGGAGGACGAAAAGTGGCAAACCGTCCACACAGGGTCCGAAAGCTACCGGGGAAAGATATCTACCGGCTAGTGCCATCAAGTCACTTTCGTCGAAAGAGTATGCAGCCACCACGAAAGCCAAGCGGAAAGCTACTCGATCCGGTAAACAGTTTTCCAAGCAGCCTAAGAAGATCGCTGCAAAAACAAGACGACACAGGAAGGCCTAACGATGGCGGTAGTAACACCTGATCTGCCTGAGATCTTTGAAGAGGCGTTTGAGCGGGCAGGCCTTCAAATGACAACCGGCTACGACCTCAAGACCGCCCGTCGCAGCCTGAACCTATTGACACTGGAGTGGCAAAACCGTGGTCTTAACCTTTGGACTATTGAAGCTGGCACGCAAGCTCTCACGTCTGGAACGGCAACTTACACGCTTCCAGCAGACACTATTGACCTCATTGAGCATCAGATTAGAACGGGAACAGGTACGTCTCAGGTGGATACAAACTTGGAGCGTATCAGCGTTTCAACGTATGCAAAGCAGAGCGCAAAAAATACTCAAGGACGCCCCTCTCAAATTTTTATTGACCGTCAAGCAACGAGTGTCTCAGTTACTCTCTGGCCTGTTCCAGACGTTAGCACATACACTCTCTCGTATTACCGCCTTCGTGGAGTCTCTGGCGTCTCGTCTGGGATAGGCACGAGTGCGGATGTGCCGCCACGGTTTGTGCCGTGTCTGGCAGCTGGGCTGGCGTATTATATCGCCATGAAGAAGCCCGAGGTGGCGGCCCGTGTGGCACCGCTGAAGCAAGAGTATGAGTTCCAGTTTGAACTCGCAGCCGGTGAAGACACCGACTCATCGTCAATCAAGTTCGTGCCATACGACACATTCTACTTAGGAGGCTAAGATGCCAACATACAAAACCAAGAAGGGCGATAATATTAAAACTATTAAGCCCATATCGCGGACAGGACAAAAGCTGCTCGGCATGAAAAATGTCCGCAAGGGGTCTACCGCAAAAAAGGCTGGCGGTTCTATGAAAAAGAAGGGCTATGCCATGGGTGGTGCCATGAAGAAAAAGGGCATGGCCAAGGGTGGCAAGCTCAAGATGGTTGAGAAGGACGGTAAGAAGGTTCCGTTCTTTGCCGCTGACGGCAAGGGCAAGATGGCCAAAGGCGGCATGATGAATAAAAAAGGCTACGCTATGGGCGGAGCTATGAAGAAGAAGGGCATGAAAAAAGGCGGCATGATGAAGAAGGGATATGCCAAGGGCGGATCTGTGAAGGTCAAGTCTGGCGATACCCTGTCTCAGATTGCAAAGTCTAAGGGCGTTACTCTCAAGGCTCTTTTGAAGGCCAACCCCGGCATCAAAAACGCCAATATGATCAAAGTGGGTCAGAACATCAAAGTGCCTACGGGGCAAGGAAAGTCAATCGGCCCAGCAGGGCGTTCCAGCAATCCTTATAAGGGTTTGACTAAAAATCAAATGGCTGCCCTTGGGCAAAAGAAAGATAACGCATTTGGCTCCGCCAAACAGCGTCAACGCGCGGCTACAAGTAGCATTAGAAATACAGATGCTGAAGGCAGGGTCAGTGGCTCGCCGAAGCCAAATAAGATTATGACCACCAAGTCAGCAAAGCCAACTGTTAAGCGCGGAGATCGTCGTAATGCAGCGGCTAAGAAGGCAGCGCCTACTATGCCTACTCCAAAGCCATCAAAGCCAAAGGACAGCCGTCGTACAGGCAGGAAGGCCATGGGCGGCATGATGAAGAAAAAAGGTATGTCTAAAGGCGGGGCCATGAAGAGGTCAAAGGGCGGCACCGTGCGTGGTGCTGGCGCAGCGACTAGGGGCAAGCGGTTCGGTAGGTCTGCATAGTGGCATTCCTCCAAAGCAACATACCCCACTTCAAGTGCTGGGTGCGTCGTGAATACACGCATAATCACTCCGATTATCATGGAGAGTTTCTCCATGCTATGGCGATAGCGGTAACCACGATTCCCAATCGGTGTCTCAGCTTCCAGATTATCTTTACGGGCTGCGAGGCTGACGACACTGATGAGCCGAATGTACACGGGGGTGCGATGTGGGCGCGTATGCCAATCACCGCCTTGGTTGGTGACACGCCCTTTGAAGAGTGGCCTGAGCCTATGCCGGTTCATGCGGCACAGCCTTGGGACTGCTCTTCAAGAACGCACGCTGTGTACACGCTAGACAGGGCCACACCGTGCCCTTGGATGGCGAAGATAGGCGGGGAGTTTTATCCCGCCAAATACTATTTCACCGTTGACTATACCGACAGTGAGATAGGCGATGATCCGGCGCAGCACAAACAGAGCCATGTGCTGGAGCTATTGGATGCAGGCAAGTGGACAGGAAACATCGTGGCTCTACCAAACAACCGAGTAAGGGTAACGCATCCCGCTTGGTTCGAGACCGGCACCGGAGCGCCAGACTTCTTGCCGTCTCAGCACATACACTACTCGAAGTCTGATCTGGACTACACGTTGGATGTAAATCAGATCTTCGACAATTTGTACGCGGGTACAAACGATGACGACAGCTAGGGGTAAATATGCCTTTGGGTTCTGCGACAAGACGGGATTTAGATATGATCTGAACGATCTTGTTGACGAATACAAAAATGGCGTAAAGACAGGCCTGAGGGTTGGTAAGGACGTGTTCGACCCGGACCACCCTCAAAACTTTACGGGCCGTGTCAGGATTGATGACCCCCAATCTCTTAGAAACCCGCGCCCAGAAAACAAGTCAGAGCCGGTAAATTTTAGATTCCCGGCAGTCAACTTGGCAACCATTGAGCCTATTACGGTGCCGTTTATGCGGGCTGAGGCAGGAGTGCTTTCGACTTCAGATACAGTAGCGGTCACTCCGATATCTGTATCCCTGACAGGTTTGTCGATGACCGTTTCAGCAGGCTCTCCCTCGGTGCAGGGCAGTGTCGCAGTGACTCCGACAGGAGTTTCTGCAACAGTTTCGCTTGGAACTTTGTCGGCTAGTGTTACCGGCATAACAACGTATACGGTAACAGTCGCCCATTATTATGGAGCGCACAAGTATTATATCGACGGTGTTCAACAAGCTACGGTGAACTTAAGCGAGGGCAGTACATACAGATTTGACCAGTCCGATGGCACCAATTCTGGACATCCACTTAGATTTTCCACCACGTCCAACGGCACTCACGCCGGAGGAAGTGAGTACACTACCGGCGTGACGACTGCCGGGACTCCGGGCAGCGCAGGAGCCTATACACAGATCACAGTAGCCTCCGGTGCCCCGACTCTGTATTATTACTGCACTAACCACAGCGGTATGGGCGGCACCGCGAACACGCCGTAGGAGTAGACAATGGCAATTACAACAGCAATCTGTACCAGCTTTAAGCAAGAGCTTCTGGAAGGTACGCACAACTTTGGGTCATCGGGGGACACCTTCAAGGTGGCTCTCTACACCAGCAGCGCAAGTCTTGACGCTAGCACAACGGCGTACACTACAAGCAATGAAGTGAGTGGGACAGGCTACTCGGCGGGTGGCGCAACGCTTACAAATGTCGCGCCAACAACTAGCGGCACTACCGCATATGTGGACTTCAACGACGTTACGTTTTCTAGTTCCACGATCACCGCCAGAGGCGCACTGATCTACAACAGCAGCGACTCCAACAAGGCTGTGGCGGTATACGACTTTGGTTCCGATCAGGCGTCATCCTCTTCTGACTTTACCATTACATTCCCAACAGCGGATGCGAGTAATGCCATTGTAAGGATTGCCTGATGTCATTTACTTACGCGCAACTCAAGACAGCAATACAAGACTTTGCGGAAAACACCGAAACGTCTTTTGTCACCAATCTGCCTGTATTCATACGGGCGGCAGAGGAGCGCATTCTCAAGTCTGTGGATCTTGAGAACTTCCGCAAGAACGCGACATCTAGCCTGACTCAGAATGATGAATACCTGTCCATGCCGACAGATTTTCTTGCGCCGTTTTCCTTCTTTATTAACACATCTGGCTCTGAAGCGTTTCTGATTGAGAAGGATGTCAACTTCTTGCGCGAGGCATATCCTGATCGCACCAGTACCGCTACCCCCAAGTATTATGCTATATTTGATAGCAAGACAGATGCGAGCGGGAATGTTACAGGGAACTTTATTGTCGGGCCAACACCCAACAGTAACTACACTGTAGAGCTTCACTATTTTTACCGTCCAGCCAGCCTGACTGCCGGTGCCGACGGCGAGTATACATGGTTAAGCAAGAACGCTCCTAACTCTCTGCTCTACGCCGCTTTGATAGAGGCATATATCTACATGAAGGGCGAGCAAGACGTTATCGCCATGTACGAGGGCAGATATGCAGAGAGTCTGGGCAGGCTAAAGGATCTCGCGGAGGCCCGTGAGAATGACGATGCGTACAGGCAGGGACTGCCCAGAATGGCGCGGACATAAGGAGTGAGAGATGGCGACATCTAATGCAGCAACCACCTATTTGGAGAACAAGCTCCTTAGCTTTATCTTCAAGAACAATGCCGGGAGTTTTGCAACTCCGGGTAATTCCATTTACGTCGGTCTCGCAACCGCAGTGTCGAACGCGGAAGCTGGCACTCTGACAGAGGTGAACACTTCGACACAGGACGCCAACTACACGCGGCAGCAGGTTAACGCGGCGGGCTGGACACTGGCCTCGTCTTCGACAGACCAGCAGACGGTGACCAACGCAGCCAACATCGAGTATTCTGCATCGAGCGGAGTGGCCACCTACACCGTGACCCACGCTTTTATTGCGGACGCATCCACAGGCGGCAACATCCTGTTTGTCGGCGCGTTGGACGCATCGAAGGCGATTGCTTCTGGTGACATCTTCCGGATCAATGCAGGGAACCTGACCATCGAGTTGAAGTAATGGCACTGGTACTCAAAGATCGCGTCAAGGAGACGACCACTACCACCGGCACTGGCACTTACACACTCGCCGGTGCCGTTAGTGGTTTTGAGGCGTTTTCAGAGGTTGGCAACAGCAACACGACTTATTACTGCTGCACGGATGGGACGGACTTTGAAATTGGAATCGGAACGTACACATCGTCAGGCACAACGCTGGCTCGTACCACGATCCTACAAAGCTCTAACAGTGACAATGCTGTTAGCTGGTCCTCTGGTACGCGCACTGTCTTTTGTACGCTGCCTGCTGAAAAGATGATCTTTAACGACGCCAACAACGTGATCCAAGGCTTTACGGATAACTCGCTGGCATTCGCGATTGCGTTAGGATAGCAACATGGCAAACGCTTTTAAGACATTTACGGACACGGGCGTAGGAACTGCCAACGCGGACGTTTACACATGCCCCTCCGCCACAGAGACCACC